AAAAGTCCAAGATGAAGAAGAGGTCGTGTTTGCAAAATCAATCAAAATATTTACTTTAACCTCAGTGCTTGTAACAAATTTAGTAACAACAGCATATCCTGAAACCCCTCCGTGCGTTATAGAAATATGTTTACCAACATCAGTAGCAGAAAATGGAGTGCCACCTGATGCAGTAATACTTATATCATTACCAGTAGTTGCCCCAGCTGTTACAGAAACTCCAGTACCACTCTGATCTGTCATAAAAGGATCAGCAGTAAAACTAACAGCACTAAAAGTCCAATCAATGTTCGAACTAAATTCAAGCTTATGCACAGGATAATAAGGATGCACAAGATACACTGTATTGCCATATTGTGCATATTGTATTTCATTTAAAACAGTTTCTGGGTATATATGTGCTAATGTATAAGGAGTTGATGGTGCTGTATTGATAATACCATTATTTCTATAAAATCTAAACAAAGAATCTGTTAATTCAATTATAATTGGTTCAGATGACCCAATTTGAAAAGGGATTAATCTTGCATTATTATTACTTGCAGTTCCTGATACATACTTCAAACCACTTCTATAATCAGCTCCTCCTGCTGCATTTATAAAATAATTTTGGAGTTTAGCAACACCTTCTCCATAAAGTGGAGTATCAAACCGTCCCTCTAAAAGTGGTGTTAGTTCACCTCTAATAAAACTTTGTTGACTAGTTGCCATTATCCTGTCCTTTGTCTATGCAAAATCCATCTACTTTTTCTTTTAACAGATGAAGGTCTATCCTGACCATCAACTGACTTAGCATTTACCATAGCTCTGTCGTATTCTGCTAAAATATCACTTACTAACCCCCTATTTCCAGATGTTTCATATGCCATTTTACTTGCTAATAACAAAGATAAAGCAGTAACAAAAAGAGGGTCATATCTAGCAACATTTTCATTATCATAAATGTATTTTATTTTTAATGGAGAAGCCTCGTTACAAAGTATTTTTCCATCTTCTATTGAATAATTAAATTCATCTTCCCGTATCCAAGTTGTTCCAAAAGACATTTCAGTTGGATCAACCCCATAAACAGCAACCAATCTTATAAAATCATTTGGTAATTTGTATTGTTTTTCAAATTCAAAGTCAGGGTCAGTAGCTAACGATGCTAAACTTATTCTTTTAATAGCAAAACCCCAAGGGTGTGAACGCAACACTTCCCTACGGGCATCATCATAATATTTTAAACATATCTTTGCAATTTCTGAACCTGGGGGATTAAGAGTTGTTATCTGTTTTTGCTTAATCCTTCCTAAAGCTAAATTACAAATATCAGTATTTGTTGTACTTGGCATACTCCCCCTTGTAATTTTTTTGAAAGGGGAGGGTTAACTCCCCTTATATTTTAAGCGTAATACATAATTACAGTAATAGTACCTGCAACTGTTCCGACAGTATTTGCTGTAAGAGCAAGGTCATAAGCAGGAAGACGTGAATCTTCATCGTCTCCAGCTATCTCATAAACCCTTTTCCCAAAATCAGCAATGTCAAGAGCAGTCATACCATTAACTGCATCTGCAGCACTTGCCATAGATGTTCCATCCATTAAAGCATCCTTATCCTTTACTGCACCACCTTTTTCAAGTGATACATAAAAGCCTAAGTCATAATCAGTACCGCCTGTTATAGCGTCATTATAAATTTCAACTTTAACAGGAACTGCATCACCTGGAACGCTTGATACTCTGTAAATAGAACCGTCGTCATCAGCAGCTGCAACCTCTAGTGTTTGTGCAAACACTTTAAGGTCAGAACCGCCCTGTTGATAAGGTGCAGCAAGTTTTTGTGCCACAACCTCTGTATTTACATATTTATCTTCAACAGCCATGATAGCCTCCTTATTATTTTAAATTAAACATTCACTCTAACTTTTTGTACTAAAGCACCTTCAGTTCTAACTGCACCGATAGTCATTTCAGCAAAAACCTGTTTTGAGTAATTCAAATCTGGTCTTTCATCAATGCGGATAGTTAAATCTTTTTGTACTCCTAAGCAAAGTCCTCGATTAGTTGCACAAATCAATTCTTTTTCCGTTCCTGCGGCATTTTCTGTAAGAATATTTTTAGGACTTCCAGCTTTGTGAGCAAATTTTATAAAGTCCATTCCAACAGCAGAAGCAACAGTACCACCTGGTACAGGCTTATTAGAAACATAATCAGAAGATGTTAATTCCATTTCTGCCATTAAATCTTCCCATTCGTCTCCTGTTACTGTCAGCCAAAAGTTTTCAGGCATATCAGTACCAACATCATTATCAATAAAGTTACGCTGTATTTCTAATAGTTTTTCATAAGTCAAACCAGCCGCTGTAGCATCAACAGTCAAAACACCATCAGATGCAGCTGTAATTGTAGTATCAAAATCACGACCCACTCTTACATCAGCAAATGCAGCCTCTGCCAATACCCTATCAACCTGTCTAAATAAAGCCTTTGCAACTTGTTTAGCATAATTAGATTCTGGGTCAATAAGAACAGACAAATCATCTTTTGGATCAATCAAAAGGGGTGCAACATAACGATGCGTAATCATTTTTCGCCTTGAATGTTCAATATCAAGAGGGTTTGTAGCTTGGTTTCTTCCCTCCACCTTTCTTGCTTCTAATGAGCCTAAGCTATCATAAGCAAATACATCACCTGTAAAAGTTTTATATTCAGCCCTGCCGCGTAAACGACTAGTCATCTGTTGTGCTTCAATATGAACCATATCAGAGAACTTGGTGACAAGGGCGTTATCAATAGACATAACTGTCATAGTAGTTTCTCCTTTTTAAACATTAATTAAAATATTTTTCCGGAGCCGCTACCCACAACTTCCTTATGGACGAACCCTAGCCTTTTGGAAAGTAGCTTAACTTTAATGAATTACATTATTAATTGGACTTATGAAAAGCTACCCAATGTTTGTATCTTACAATAGCATTTGAAATTCGTCAATAAAAATAAGAAGCCCTCATTGCGAGGGCTGGGGATCAACGATGATAAGTAGAAAGTAATAATTATACAATAAATAACATTAAATTAAATGTCAAGATTAACCTTTCCATTTTTTATCTATTTCTTTTATTTCTTCTAATATCTGATGACGCCTTGGATCAAATCCATCATACTTACTCAATTCCTTCATCTTTTCCATTCTTTGCTGCCTTAAAGTATTACTATCATACTGAGGGCTTGATTGAGCTTTGTAAGCACTGTCATGCTCGTTATAAACATCATTACCAACTTCAAATATTTTTTTAGCCATAAATGCTTGTGCTTCGGGGGTAAGATTTTCAAACATATTTTTTTCCGCTTCATTACCTAACCTGCCTTTAAAATATTCCATCGTTTTCTTCATATTAGCATCTGCATTATCACCCCAGGCTTCTTTAAGATAATCGCTAAATTTAGTGTCCACCTCTTTTGCAGCTTCTTTCTTTCTAACTTCTTCTTTGATAGTAGCTTCATGAAAAGCTTTATTAACTGCCTTTGCTTGTTCAGGTGTTAATTTAGAATTATAAGCAAGTTCCTGTGTAAACTTATCAACACCATCTCTAATCTTACTATCAAGTTCTTTTGGATATTCAAATTCTTCAAACTTATATTCTTCAGGACTACTTAAACCTTCAACTATAGATTTTTTACCTATAAGTTTTTGTTGCTCTTTATAAGATTTTAGAACAGAATCTAAATCATTATAATCTTTAAAAGCCGGGTCATCTCTATAACCTTCCGGTAAAAAAGATTTTTCCTGTGAATTATCTACAGGCTTTGAAAACATACTCATCTGAGGCTTATTATTGTTAGGGTTTTCACCTGCCTGTAAAGTAGGGTTCACACCATCACCGGTTTGTGTTTGAGACACACCATCAGCATTATTTGATGTTTGTTCTATAGTAGCATTACTTTCTTCCGGCATATTCTACCTCCTTTAATATTTCATCTTTGATTAAACTTCTGATATTAAGCCAAGCTTCTCTTCTTGCGTTAAAATAAACTAACCTATTTAAAGCAATATCCTTATCTTCCTTAATAAAAGAAAAAGGTGTGTCAGGGCATAACTCGTTTTTAATCAAACTTAAAACTTCTTTTCCTTCAGCAGAATTAAAAACTTGATTAAATATTTTCTTGTTGTGTTCCCTTGTCTTGTTTATCTTCTCCTGTCTTAGGTTTTCCTTCTTCAGGTTTTCCTTCTTCTGATTTTCCATTTTTTTCTCCTTTATTTTCTTCTTCCACAGGTTCTTTTCCACCCTCTTTTGAATCTTCTTCCACAGGTTCTTTTCCACCCTCTTTTGAATCTTCTTCCACAGGTTCTTTTTCCAATTCCTCTGCTATCTTAGCCTCTAAAGTACTTGTTTTTGTAGCAGGATGTGGTTCTTTCCCAAATAACTCTTTATACTGCTCTCTTAGCTCTTTATATTTATCTTTTGCTTTGGAAGTTTTGCTTTTTGTCTTTTGTGAAACAACTTGAGTTCTGTTTTCAATTTTATCATAAACTTCATCAAGTTTTTCTACCAAATCTTCAATATTTATTTCTGAGCCTATGTTTTTTAATTTATTGTCATATAAAGCTGCCATCTTCCTCATGATTTTTAACTTTTTTAACAATCTTTTTGCTATTATTCTATCCATTTTTTTCTCCTATTATTGTTGTTGTTTAGCTTGTGCTGCCATCATCTCAGCTTGCTGCTGTTCTTCAAGCATCTTACCTTGGGTTTGCCTCATCTTTTCAACTTCATCTTCTTCAGTCAAAAATTCCTCCGGTATCCCAAGCTTGTGAGCCGCACTCCTTATTATATTATCCCAATCTACTAATTGCAATACATTAGGATTATATTGTGCAGACGCGCCCACAATTTGATAAAATCTATTAATATTAGAAAGTTCTCTCTCCGCATCATCCCTAGCTGCCGGTGTTTTATATTTAACTTTAAAAATAGGTTTACCATCTCTCAGCATCCCTCTTACACTATCAGGGACTTCTGTTATAGGGCTTACACCTAAACCCATACCTATCAAAACCTCTTCTAAGTCCGTCATACCTTCTTCAACAGCTCCGAACATACCCATATCCAATAAAATATTAAAACTACGCTGGATTAATGGTGAAAAAAGCTCACTGGTCATACGCTCAACAGGTCCGCGTAAAGAACTATTACGTATATCTAACCTTGTTACCGTTTCAGTAGCAGTCATTTCAGTTTGATTATTAAAATCTAAAAGCCTATCTAAAAAATAATGCTTTGTTATTCTTTGTCTTAATTCCGTAATTAATTCATAAGATGGATTGAAATCTCCTACAGTATATAAAGGAAACAAAGGTTCTGCTCCGCCTAATGCAGTAGGATTAAATACAGTAACACTACTAGGTCCAACTTCTAATTTTTCAGAACTTAATGCCCCATCCATTACACCTAAAGGCGGATCAAGAGTTATTTCTGAAGCAAGCATAATGCTTTCCATCATTGCATTTACCTGCAGCACATCAGGCAAAGCATTAAAACCAGGTCCTCTGCCATAAGTTTCCCCAATCTTTTTGCTAAACCTTACTACCTTCACAGGCATTTCTTTAAAACCGCCCTCGCTTATAATATGCTTATTATCCTTATCTACAAAAACAGAACGATAAGGCATATTCATATTATTGCGTTTCATTGGGTCTCTATCTTCTCTTGGCTCTATTATATGTAAAAGATTAACCTTTTCATTGTATTTACCTTCCTTATATAATTGCTGAACCTTATCAGACATGTTCTCTATGCCCCATTTATCAACAACATTTCTAACGGTTAAAGTAAATCTTCGATGGACTATGTTAACTTCTTCCTTATAATCCTCTATAATCCCCATTTCCTTCACAGACCAAGGTCGAAATTCTAATAAACTGTCTTCTCCACGAGTCACAAATACTCCAGCGGTGCAAAATGCCATCAAATCCTGCATAGTCTCATCAATCGCTAAAGATAACTTACAACGCTCATCATTCATAGCATCTATAAGTATTTCTTCACACTTCTCTAACCAAATCTTTGCACTTCTATCATCTTTAAGATTATCAACTAACACAAGATTAAAACTATCATAAGTACTAGGAAAAACATGACCAACAAATGCACTTGCAGCATCCCTATTCGCCATAGGTCCAGTGGTGTCAAAAACTTCCCTGTTTAAAAAAGTTCCCTGCTCCTCATGCTCTATAAAATCACCCCTTCTGGTGAATATATAATCACTTATTAACTGCCAACTGTTCTTCCAGTTTTCCCTCTCAGTCTCTATAAACTTATCTCTCTCAAGCCAATCTAAAACTTTTTGATCATATCCAGCCATTATCTACCCATTAATTTTGTTGGACTTATAAAACCACCACCCTCAGCAGCATTCTGTATAAAAGATTTTCTATCAGATGATTCAGCAGCAATCCTAGCCCTTCTTTTTCGCTCCTCTTCCTCGTCTTTTTTCAAAACTGGTATAGGCGCACCACTTGTTGTTGGTATTGCTTTCGTCAAAGCTTTAGTCGGTGCTGGTGTAGAAGAACCTGTGAAAACTTTTGCAATACTTCCTAATACCTTTCCAAACATTAGTACCTCCTCTTTTTTCGTTTCTTAGAAAATAAACTGTTTCTCATTATACTAGATCTCTTAAAATTAGCAATACTTTTATTTTTTTCCCGGTTTTTATAAAAATCACACGCCAATACAAAACTTATAGCACCATCTGAACTCCAATCATGTAAGTATTTCTCCTCATATCTCCCCAATTTCTCATTCCATTGCTTCCTAAAATGCCTTAAACAAGTAATCCCCCTGTCACAATTTTCCTTATCAAACCATATCTTATGAAACATCGACCTGGCATTGTCTATCCTTCTCTTAACATCAGCTTGGTCTACCGGCTTTCCCCAAACTACAACATCTTGATACCCAGCTTCCCTAAACCACTCATATACACTCTTAGATGCACTCATGCTTTTTGTATGACCATCATGAGGCAATACCATAGTCCCATATTTATACCCCCTCAACTTCAGCATATCTAAATAAAAATCTGTACCTTGGTTATTGTTCTCATAATAATCAATAACCCTATATTCACTCCCGTATTTTTGAAAAAACCAACATACAGCACTATCACCCCTGCCTATGTCCCAAAATGTATCTACACTCAAATTCGAATCATAAGCAACCTTCCTTATCCTACCCTCACTAGCCGCTATCATTATCTGATCCGCAAAATATGTGCCTTCTAAACTCTCCTCAAAAGCCTCCCTGTCAGTGCTGGGATGCTCCCTCTTCATATCATGACCCTGCTGCTTGTGCTTCTTTACATACCACCGCTTCTGCTCCATACTTAATTCAATCCCATACTCTTCCTTCAAACTATTAAAATATTTATTGTATTCATCAGATATTTCCCACTTCTCCCCCTCTAAACTATAACTCGGCTCTCTCCACCAAGGATAAAAAAATGCCTTAAAGTCCATACTCCCTAAATTATTTATATCATTACTTAAAGCATCATAATATAAATCATAAAATTCCCCACTCGCACCCTCTGCAGTACTCTCAACAAATATATAATTCCCCGGTGCTATAGCATTAAATGAACCTGTCTTTATCTCCCTAGCCTTCTCCGGATACATAGCACTTATCTTTCCATATTCCGATATATGTAGCATCTGTAATGTCCCAGACCTCATACTCGTTCCTACCCTTATGCTGCTGTTGTTCTCAAAAATAAGCTCACTCTCCGTGTTCTTCTTTAGTGGTATAGCCTCCCTTACGTCATCAGGTAATGTGTCATACGCAAACTTTATCTTGTCCCTGAATATAACCTCAGCATCATCCTTTTTATGTGCTATAACACCTGCCCTCACGTTTCTCGTAAATAAACAAGTGTCTAACATCAATATCTGTATAAATGTCGAAAATCCTAACTGCCTGCACTTCAATATAACATTTGCATTGTGCATGTTCCAAAAAAAATCTTCCTGCGCCCAATTCATCTTAAATGGTATCTGCTTTCCATACTTATCTAATATCGAATATAAATTATTTATTCTCTCATACCTACTGGTTATATCAAATTTCTTACTCATAAGCCAATGATACCGTCTTGTAAAGAATTGTCAAGACCTTTATGAGACCGATTTTTTGCTAGAATTTAAGTGGGGTGGAAAATCAAAAAGACATAAGCGGAATTAAGGGGGGTACCCCCCCCCCCCTTAATAACTTAATATAATCCCCCGAAAAAATGCTTGCTTTTTTCTTAATGTTTGACTTGCTTAGCTTTATCTTTGTTACGCTCTGACAACAAATCAATATTATCTTTTGTAACTTTGTCTATTAGCGTTGTGGTTTGTGTAACGGTAGAGTTGACGTCTACCTGCTTACGGTCGCCGTACTTATCCGGTGCTTGTTTGCTGATATACCACTTTAAAGCGTCAAAGTATACTCGCTTTGCTTGCACTAATCCATTGGCTTTCTTAGGATTATCCAATGCCTTTACTTCATCTGGTACAGTTTCGGCGTCGAGTCGCATATCATCAAGCAATGCCTCACATCCGATTTCACGTGCGAGTCGGTATTGTTTGGTTGTTTCGTCGTTGGCGCCCACATAATCCTTTGTAAACGCAGCGAAATTTTTCGGGTATCCCTTTTTAGGTGCGACATTGAGGATATTCCGGACACTTTCACCATTTGCAATTCTGTTTAAAATATCCTGCCATATTTTAGTTTTAAATTTTGATTTTGCCATTGGAAAACCTTTTATTTAATTAAATTATTAATAAATTTATTATAATCATAAAAAACAATCAATCAAACAATAAAAAAAAGTACAACATAGTTGTATTAATCCCTTGACATTGTAAAGATATATTGTTATAATTAGTTATAGAAAGAAAACGAATCGGTTTATAAATATTTTTGTAACTTAATTAAACAATAAAAAAGGGGTTTATATTATGGAAGTATTTATTTTTATTGGAACTAAAAAAGAAAAAGCAGAATGGATTAAATTAACAAAAAATAATAAAAATGAAATTAAGAATATAAAAAACATGGAGGAATTAAAAGAATTTGCAAATAAATATAATTTTTCTATCACACCAAATATGGAAAAAATAGAGATCAGAAAAATCAGGAAATAAGCGAATCGATTTATAAATATTTTTGAAAAAGGGAACAAAAAAGGGAGTTGAGCAAATGACAAGCCCATATGTAAAAAAAATAAAAAGAAAACAAAAAATTGATAATTTTATAATTTCCATATTGCCGATTGTTTTTAGTATAATTGGAAGTTTTGGAATTATGAATTTAATTTTGTTTTTAATTTATAATTAATAAAATCGAAATAGCAAGCTTTTGCTTGCTATCTACAAAGGCTGGCGACTTTGTACTGATGATGACAGCCATTTAATAAATAAAAAAAGGGGTTAAAAATGATAATAAAAAAAATAAAGAAAAATGGTAAGGAAGCAGTAATTGTGCCTTTTAAAGAAGCAACGACTGCTGGATTACCGTATAAAAGACATAGCAATCCAAGATTGGCAATTGTATATTGCGATTGGGATATTGCAGATAAAGAATTTAATAAATAAAAAAGGGGTTAAAAATGAAAAAAGTAATAAAAAACATACTAGAAAATAATTATTTTAGTGATGCTGTAAGCTGTAAACAAGCTTTACAATTAGCACTTGTTAAAAAAATTGGATTATTAAAAGCAAATGAAGTTTTGGAAAGTATAGACGATCAAATAAATGAATACTTTGCAATACGCGAGCAAGAAAAAGCGGTAGCAAGGGCGGAGCGTCGAGCTAATGATCCGGTTATGTCAAGAGTAATGAGTTATTGGGATTATAAAGAAAAACAAAAAACAAGATAAAGGGGGTAAAAATGCGAACATATAACACTTTACATACAAACGAACAAGGGCGTAGGATTTACGATTTAAATTTTTATGAAATGCAAAAACAAGATCCAGTTGTTAGGGATTACATAAGAAATTTTTATGACTGGCGAGCTTGCAGTTTAAACAATTTAAAAAAGATAATCCAAAAAGTAAATAAAATTTATAAAATCGAAACTAGGGATTAACTCCCTAGTCCGTAAACCTTGGCAAGTTTACGCTGATGATGATAGCCATTAAATTAATAAAAAAAAGGGGTTTAAAATGATAATAAAAAAAATAAAGAAAAACGGAAAAGAGGCAGTTATTGTTCCTTATAAAGAGGCTACGACTGCTGGATTACCATATAAAAAACATATTAATCCGAGGTTAGCAATTGTATATTGCGATTGGGATATTGCAGATAAAGAATTTAATAAATAAAAAAAGGGGTTAAAAATGAAAAAAACAATAAATTTTTATGATTTTAGAAATGCGTTTGAACATAGACCAAATAATTTTACACCACTAGGGTTACAAGCTTTATATGATTATTTAATAGAAATTGAGGAAAGCGAAGATCATGAATTTGAGCTTGATCCGATTGCTTTTTGCTGTGACTTTACAGAATGGGAAAGCTTAGAGGATTTTAGAAATAATCATAAAGATATAGAGGGACTAACTACAGATAATTATCTTAATGTTATAGGTAAATACACCGTAATATTTCCTGTACTAGATGAAAATGAAAAAGAAACAGGGCGTTTTATAACATTAGTATTTTAATTAATAAATATTTTTGTAAATTTAATAAAACAATAAAAAAGGGGACTTTATTATGAAAAGTAAAGAAATAAAAAAAACAATAAATATCGTAAAAAAAGCTTATAAATACAATGACAGTAAAATACCAATTTTAAATTGTATTAAGTTTGAAAAAGGCGATTATAATAATTTTTTAAGATATTGCGGTTCTAACATTGAAATAACGAAAACAATTGATGACGATTCATTCAATAAGGATTTTGTTATTGATATTAAGGAATTTGATAATGCTTTAAAAATCTTTGAAGGTGACATTGAGTTACAAGCCAATGAAAACATTACAATCAAAGGAAATAATAGAAATTATAAGCTTAAAAACAATTTTGATCCGGTTGATTATCCAATTTTATATGTTTTTAAGGATAGAGACTCAAGCCAAAAGCTAGATACTAAAATCTTTAAAGATACACTTGAAATTTTAAAAGATTTTACAAGTCAAGACGAAACAAGGTATATTTTACAGGGTATTTATTTTCATGACAATAAAGCAGTTGCAACAGATGCACACAAGATTTCAGTTTATAAAATACCAGGATTTAATACTGAAATTGATTACACACTGCCTAACAGCGCAATTGATACATTGCGGGAAGTCATAAAAGAAGGTTATGAGCTTAAAGAAATAAATACATATGCGAACGGATTAAAAATTGAATATATATTTAATCAAGGTTTGACGATCCGGGTGAGGACAATCGATGGGAGATTTCCGGATTATGATAGGGTTATACCTGGAAAACCTGCCAATGATATTATTATAAACAAAGATAATATTTTAAAAGCTATTAAGACGGCTAAAAAAATAAAATTTGATACTATAATTTTTAATGAAGGTAAAAAAGATATTAAATTTAAAAAAACAGATGATAAAGAAAAAGAATTTAATATGGAAAATGTTTTAAAAAACACCTTTAAAAATGAAATAGGGTTAAATTTAGAATACTTAAAAACTATATTAGATAAATTAGAAAGTGAAGATCTAAAAATAGAATATGATTATTCAACCGATCCTATAAAGATAATTGAAAGTAATAAAACGTTTGTATTGATGCCTATTAGGTTATAACAAGCCAATGAAATGGGATTAATAAATATTTTTGTAATATTTTTGTAAGATTTAAAAAATTAAAATTTTAAATTTTTGGGGGTTTAAGATGTTAAATTTAATCAAATACTACACAATCACTACAAAAGATAATCAACATATATATACAACAAAGGATAGGGAAAAGATAGATCATTTTTTAAAGATACTGATGAACAGGTTTTCTTATTTAAGGGATGATATTTTAGTAAGCAGTATATATGAAGAAATTAATTAATAAAAAAGGTATTTAAAATGAATTTAGAAAAACAAAAAAGGGTATATGAAGCTTTATGCGAACATTTCAACATAGAATTTGAATCTGGCGATAATTTATTATTCCCGGATAGTGACGGCTATGAAGATGAATGGGTTATATTTGGAAAAGATATTGAGATATTAGAAAAGAATAAGGCTTTACGTAATGAAATGGAAATGCTGGACGATCCGAAAGATGCGGTGGGATTGTACAACATATTACAAGGCGACAGGATAGGTGCATATAAAAGGTTATGTAATAGCAATTATTATTTTAGGTGGTTTTAATGCACTACACAGACATAAACACAGAAGTTTTAAAGGTATACATGAAATTTTATAATTTAAGCCAATGTGAGCTTGGAGAACTTATTGGAGTAAGCCAGCAAGCTATTAGTTTATATTTAAAAGATAAAAGAAAAATCCCTGACGTTACAAAGAAATTTTTAAATATACTATTTCAAAAGCAAAAATTTAGATATACCTTTGCAAAAAAACAAATTGAAAAATACAGAAAAGAAAAATAATTCAAAATAATTCAAGGTCATTTTTGAAATATTTTTGAAATATTTTTCAATGACAAAAAAATTTTGACAAAAAGGAAAGCGCAGAGTGAGTAAGGGTTATAACTATATAATAATATATATATATATATATATAAATAATAATAATAAAAATAATTCAAGGTTTTTGAGAAAAAAAATACCTTTTATATATAAAATTTTTCATAAAACCTTGAAATATTTTTTCACAAACCAATGAAACCGTTGCTGACTATACGATACAAGCAAAAAATATTTCAAAAATATTTCAATTTAGGGGTATGAATTATTTTTTGAAATATTTTAGGGGTTGAAATTACATATAATGATATAATAGGCTTTACGATGTAAAAATAAAAGGGAGGATAGGTAATGAGTAATCCATTTCAAGACAATGCTATTAAATACTTAGAGGCGGGGTATTCTGTAATACCGTTAGTATACCGGGAGAAATACCCTACGATAAAGAACTGGAGTAAATACGGGAACAAGCCAATGGGGGCGTGGCAGGTTGATTCATACAAGGAACAATATAACATAGGTTTGTGCTTAGGTAAAGCCAGTGGGGTTATAGCGTTAGATTTTGATTATAACATTAAAGGTATGCACGGGGAGATTTTCAAGATAATACCGAGAAGCGAGGTAGGCAAGGTAGGTGAGAAGGGTGTAACATTATTTTATAGATACAATGGAGAAAAAACCAGGAAATGGATGCAGGGTGGCA